GTGTCCGCTTGAACTACACCAAACCCAGCGCCATCCGAGGCTGAACAAATGACAATATCACCCTCATTGAGCTGATCTTCTCTGACAACAAAATAACCAGTTGACTGAACATCTGCTAAGGTATCCGGCGTCCGATAAGAAAACAACGCCGCCGCTTTGGTACTGTTAGCCCCTACCGGGGCAAATGTTTCTTGAGTAAATGGCATAATTAGGCCCTAAAGTTTGCCGCTGCTGCGTCTGCTTGCCATTGTTTACGATAAGCAGGGTTCGACATTAGTCGATTTCCATTCTCATCCGTAGCAAATTGACGCTTTCTGAGTTCTTCATGTGATTGTACATCATCATTATCCAAGTCGTCATCCCCTGGATTTAGGCCGGGTTTTTGCGTTGACTTTTTAATAATCTCTAAGGCTTCGATAGCTTTAGCGCTATTCATTAAACCTTTTAGAGCTGCGGCCTCACCTTCTGGCAGTGTTGCATCTAGCCAAAGCTGCATATCTTTAATTCTTTGGGGACCATGATCACCCAACGAAGCCATTTCTTGTTTTTTAATTTCTTCGACCGCTGCTATTTGTTCAAGCTCCGATCCCACAATCGCATTTAAAATGCCGTTGAACCCCTCTTGACTAAGGTCGGATTTCCCGGCTATCTCGATGAGATTGGCAATTAAAGGGGTTTCAGCGTCCAATCCTTCAAGCATGGTCTTGTCAAAGTCAGAGGAAAAGCCAAGCTCATAGGTTTCCGGGGCTTGGGCTTTGCCGCTCATTTTTTGTTCTAAGTGCGTGTAAGACTTGAAAGCATCTTCTAAACGCACTTCGTTGGTTTCGTTATTCCAAAACTTTTCGGGCACATATTCTGGGCGCTCTGCTGCCTGTTGTTGCTCTTGTTGTTGCTCTTGTTGTTGCTCTTGTTGTTCTTCACTCATTACTATTCTCCTGTTGGTAGTAATTATTTGTTATTAAGTCCAATATTTCGCATATATCACGCACGAAAGCGGCTTTTCCTTCCCGGATACCATGATACTCTAGCGGCTGACCGGGTATAATCGTTGGCGAAAATACGTGATCTTTCACCCACACATCAAGTAATTGTTTCCCGTCCTCTGTGGTAAATACTCGGTTTACTAAGGCGTGATAGTCTGAAATTTTCTGTTCAAATTCGATTCTATCTCGCTCGCTTTCTTCAAAATCAGAATTATTCAATCTCCGCTCCCGCTTCTTCTGCTAATGCCTCGCCCGTCGCTAATACTGTCTCTCCGACTTCTTGGGCCTCATCCCGGCTTCTTATCAACTCTTCAAAGCCGCCAATCTTAACGGCTAAATAATCTGGCATATCCTCAAGCTTAGTCTTTAATGCCGTTATACCTGGGCTATAAACCTCAGCTTGCGCCATAAATTCAAAATACGTTCTTAAACCTTGCAAATCTTCCTGGTCTTCAATTTGAGCTAATGGCGATGTGTGCTTAATGGTAACTTCGCGCCCATCGACTTTAATTTCAGGTAATTTGCCCTCAGATTTTAAGATATCGACACATCGAGCAATAATAGGTTCGACCCATTCCGATTTAAGACGACCTAATTGCGCGCCGCTATTCTTGAGCATTTCACTATTACGAATACTGATCTCAGTTGCGGTCCTTACCGGGTCGTTAAAACTTGGCATCGGTGAGGCTAGAAAAGCGTCTTTGATTTCCTGCCTAAGCTCGGATCTAAGTAATTGGTTAAACTCTGGCTGACCGGCTGGCGGCAGGGGTTGCAAGGAATCCGGCTGCTTTACCGGAATAATTGCATTCGGGCGAATCTTTAAATTGTATGGATTGACCACCCCGTCACTCACCGCGGTATAGGCACCACTGACAGCCATAGACGCATGACGCAAAGTAAACTCAGTCATTTTGTTGAGCGTCTGAATACTGGCTAGCATTTTAATTGCTGGGCCTCTTCCATAGATTTCTTGCGGCGTAACCGCCCATCTAGGAATAATAAACGGGTTGGTATCTTCTGTGTGATACTGGTTGAGTTTTAATCCGTTTTCTTCAAAGACGATTTGAAAGTATTTTCTACTCTTTGAATCGTACAAGGACGCCATAACAACCGTTACGGGCGAATCATCACCTTGTTTAATAGCTTCTAAAACTGAGTCAGACCATTGAGCATTAGGGAAAACTTGCGCTAAAATCCGCGCGGGGGCTTTCTTTAACCTAAAATTATTCTGAATCGTTGAGTTTGGGCCTTCCTCTAAAATCAATTCATTTAAAGGAATGTTAGTAAACACTAGCAAATCGTCACCGTCGCCGCGCTCAACCAACATAGCACCGGTACCGAAACATAAATCTAAATAGGTTTCTGTGGCTTGCGACGTAAAATTTGAGTGATTAATAAAATCAAAAAGAATCTTATTTGATTGGGTCAATGCCTTATTGATTTCATCTTGATTTTCTTCGGGAATATCCGAACCCGCTCTAAACTCCGACCAGCGTTGCCAAGATGGCGTAATAGTAGACATAATCCGGCTTGCAAAGATGTCAGCCGCTTCTTGTGCGGTTGTGTCATAAACCAAACGGCCTTTTTTCTCGCCCTTAGCGTGTTCATAAAATGCTTCACGCTGGGGGGTTATATACTGCTGCGCCTCACGATATAAGGTGATCCAGTTGTCTTTGCGACCCTTGGCCTTTTTTAAGCGCTTCCCCAGGGCTTCCTGAGTCCAAGGCAATGCTAGTGTGGGTTTTCCGGGCTCTTTGTAAGACATTAGGCTAACAAACTACCATCACGACCGGTTAACAAGCCACTGCGACCACCACTCCGGGCGACGTTTGACCGCAAGGCAATCTCATTTTGCAGTTCAGCGCCTTCTAACAGGGATTCCCGCATCTGGCGCGTTTGAATCTTTTTTGCTTCCCTTGCTGCGCGCTTTTCTTCCGATCTCGCTTTTTTGATTTGCTGCGGATCAATTAAGCCTAATGTGCCAAACTTGACTAAATCGTTACGCTCCCGCTTCATTTCTCGGTTCGCCCTACTTAGGCCGCGCTTAATTTCTTTGCCTATGCTGCTCAATATACCCATAATAAACCTCGTACATAATAACGTTAGTGTATGCTTACTTTGCGTTTTAGGCAAGTGGGTCATAATCATTATCCATAATATAAACCTGTCCAAAATCATCGGTTTTTTTCATAGTCTTAATGTTTGCCATCACCACTGCGTCTGACTTATCGGGCGAGTGACCTAAAATCTCTTTGACCTGATCTTTGCTCAATACAAAAATACCTCGGCTTCTAAGCTCCCACTTGTGAGCGCACAACTCAGCCTTTAATGCAGGGTCAGGAGGTAGAGCAACCCCGGTATTGTTTGCAGGGTTTAACTCTTCTCGCATTCTCCAGTACATCATAGAGCGGAAATTGTAAAAGGATAACTGGCCATTAGTATCATTCTTGACGGGTTTGGTCTTCTCGTCGGTCGCATTTATCCCGTTGATCGCTATTGTGTGGATATTGTTCTCAATTAAATGAGTGTGCGTGTCTTTACCCCAGCCCACTACATCAACATGGACGGGTGCATTATCTCGTCTAGCAGCAATGACTAACGCGGCTGTGAGCGCTCCATTAGGCGTATCTGCTCCAGGGTGATCCTGTAATTTATCAAACCAATTACCATGCCTCGCACAAATACAAGTCTTGTCCTTTCCTCCACACGCTACATCGACCCCAAGCGAGTCCATAGGAGGCTTTATAGCTTTCTCTTCCCATCTAGCCATCGCCATATCCACCCACGCACTAGGTATAACCTGCCAGGGGTCATCGGTAACACCTGCGGAAAAGTCACCTTTGAGCATTTGCGAGCGTAACGGTTCGGGTAATGATTGGAGTGTCGCCTTATAGCCTGACTCCATATAATAAATATTATCCTCAACCTTTGCAGGAATGAAGGTGCGCGAAAGGGGCTGGACATACTCACCCTCAACTAAAATAGGTTTTCCGCTCTCAACCTCGACTTCTTTTCCGTCAATGGTAGTAAACCAGCGCAATTCCCCCGGTGCAGCGGGGTTTGGGTGCATAGGATCTAACCACGGCGCAAAGAACTCAATCACCCAGCGGCCTTCGGGGGTGGTGGGAGGGTTAAACGTCATAAT